CTTAAGTCCCATATTGAGTAGTGGTTGATGCCTGCAAGCTTGTCAACATCTGATTGAGTCCAAATCATGCCGGGGCCGGTTGTTGCGAAGGAGCCACCCGCTACCGTTTCACCGGTCGCAACCAGTCCGTAGTGGAAGCCGCCGATCAAACGACTATTTGATGCTGAGTATCCAGCAGGGTAGGTAAACGAGGAGTCCGCTCTGATGCTGCCATCCGAGCAGGCATAGACTGCGTAATCGACGCCAGAGGTCAGCGTTGGCATAAGAACAGCGGTATCTATAGTGATAGATACCAGGGCACTGCCTACGGCGATCCAAGTATCTGCTTTTACATTCAACGCCCCGGCGCCGACCTTTTCAAAAACAGGGCTAAATGAGTCAGCCTTATCAAACACCAGACGACTATTGGCCTGGCGACCGCTCGCGCTCGTCAATATAGTGATACCCATCCTACGCCCCTAACGTTACAGTGACCGCCGCCGACGTACCGGAAATAGCCGTCAATTTGACATACATGTAAGGCCACTCGGCGCTAATGTAGTCGCCCGCGCTGTCAGTTGTCGTGCCGGACAGAGCCATCGTAAGCAGTAGCGCGCCGCCGCTAGAAAATGAATTGTTTGAGCCGTATACCTCAACTGTCGCCGTCACAACGCCGGTGCCGCTTACGACTGACTGAATCGTGCGTCCTCCGGCACCGACAGCAACAAGCCCCCCTGTCTGCGGCGCATTTGCCGCGTCAAGCATCTTGACGACCGTTTTGCGCCGCTCGGCCTTAATGTCATAATCGGGATGTGTCATGTTTGCTCCTAAAAATCTGCCAGTCTCTCACGGGTAAATACCCGGTCAGCGCTGGTTTTAGTAAATTCAACATCGCCCACACCACTTGCAGCAGTCGTAGCGGGACTACCTAAGTCAAGATCGACCAACCCTTTGACATAGTTATCGAGCTTTTTAATCTCCCGCTCGAATGCTTCTTTAACCGGTTCCGGCGCTACATCGACGTGCAGCAAAAAACGCGTGATGTTAGCGGCAATGCGTGTCAGATCGGTTGATGATGTTGCAAGAGGCACTGTCCAACCCTTAGCGCGTAAGCGTTGATTAATCTCGGCATCGGCGGCATCAATAGCCGCATCCAATACGGCGTCATCGACCACGCCGGCGTTTTGACGGTCGGTGAGCTGAATTAGCTCAGCGTCACCGAATGCCTTCTTTAAATCTGCATATGAGCAATAGGGCATTGTTTGATGTCCGGTTGCATAAGGTGCGCACTGCGCACCTTATGAAGAAAATATTTCGGACGGGACATCTTGCCCCGTCCAGCGCAATTATTTCTTTCTGGCTTTTGCTGTGGAATTGTCACCGGCATCAAGTTCGTTACCGGTATCGGCTTTGTCACCTGCATCAGGTTCGTTACCGGTATCGACTTTGTCACCGGCATCAGGTTCGTTACCGCTATCGGTTTTATCAACGCCTACCATACCCGCAACAATAACCCCGGCCGCTAGAAGCTGCTCAAGCTGCTGTTCGGTAAAATCTTCAGCATCCAACTCATCACCGGGCTCATAATTAACGCCGTCATGGCATATATTATCCAGCGCCACCCAACCCGCTATTTGGGTGCTCATGACGCCACCGCATTATGGAAGTGATAGCCCGCCTCTTTAGCGATAATCAACTCGTCCAATTGCTCGACGACTTTAACGACTTGACCGCCCTTGACGCCTGTACCGGATTCCTGCCGCGTACTGGTTTGGCGATTGCCGAATTCCGCAGTCAAGGCAAAAAACGGCTCAACGAAACCTTGCACAGACTGTACATTCCGTGAAACGCGCAAAAACGACGCATGATTACCCCACAATGGGACTTTACTGGCGGCTTGGCCTTTTTTAGCAGCATTGGCAAAGGTCTCGCCGACATGGATTTCATCCAGTTCCAGCAGATCGGCGACCGCTTGTTTGGTCAATACGCCTTTAGCGGCCATTCCGCCTGCACCACTGGTACGGTTTAAGGCCATCGCCACCGCTTCAGGATGCATGCGTAAAAACCGCCACACACGCTTGTTAAAAACCGCCACATTGGGCCTGACGATCATGCTGTCCAGCACCTCCAAAATCTGCGTAATGGGCGTAGAATTAGTATGATCAGACCATTGGTCGGTGCCGCTTAACGTCGTCCGCAATCCCGCCTCATAGCTGTTTAAATCCTGATACAGATTGCTTACACGGCGCTCACGGCCAAGAGAGATCAAGATTGACAAGCCTGTTGTTGCGATGCTGAGCGGATCGAAGTTCGCACCGGCCGCCCGCGCAACATCAATATCTTTTTGCGGGATAAAATCCTCCAAGCCCCAGTCTTTTGTTCTCGCCGGTACATCATGTGCACCGAATTCCACCTGATTCGCTGCCGATTTACGGCCGATATGGGTATCAACCTCGGTAAACAGCACATCCGAATCCAGCTGCGTGTACATAAACAATTCGGCCGGAACGGGAACCCGAGGGCAAACCTGATCGGCAATCATCCCGGTGGGGGATGTGGCCAGCGCGATCTGACTAAGCCGCGGTTGTACTTCAAAGGGATAATTAGTAGCCATGATATGTCCTTAACCTTGCATAACACTGGGTGCGATGCGCATCCAGATGACATCGTTTAAAACGCCGGATACGGTTGCGTACCCAGCAATATGCGTATTAACACCCGCCGCCGGAGCCGCCGTAACCGCCAGCCCGTTAGCATCGGAAGTCAATTTGTCGCCGCGCGTCACCGTGCCGCCTAAACGCACCTCGACACAATCGTCAACAATAATGTCGGCACGATCGCCCAATACGCCGCCGATATTGCCATTACCGCCGATAATCAAATCAGTTGGGCCGGCGGCTGGAACAACAACCCCGTCCGCTGCTCCGAATTTAATCAGCTGATACGGATCAGTATCTGCCCCCAGTGCATAATTGATAGATTCGCCTTCTCTCATGACTTCACCTTGTCCACATTGGCAGTAACGGCATCGACCGCATCAGCCGTGCTGATATGGATGCCGAATTCAAGTTGCTTGGCTTGATAAGCGACGGCCCGTTGCGCAATCGCTTTATCGCTGACCGCCTGGGCTTGCTTGTCATGACCGGCAATCTCGCCGAATTCCACTTGTTTAGGCAGCTTGGCTAAAAACTCTTTCCGGAACCAGTCCAGTCCGTTGATTTTAGTTTTAGCGTCGCCCTCGCCGAACTCGATCACATCGGCCGGTTTTTCAGCGGCCATAAAAGCCACCAAGCCGTCTTTATCGCGCGGCAATATCTTGCCTTCGGTGATCAGTGATTCTACAAAGGCGCTCGTGGCGCTCAATTTTGTAGCAAACTCGATTTGCGCAAGCTTGGCTTCGCGCTGGCCGAACTCGGCTTCTTTGGCCGTCAGCTGCTCTTGTTGTGCAGCAATGTCTTGCTGCTTTTTATCTAGTTCCGCCTGTTTAGCGGCGATTTCTTCGGGGGTCATAGTGGCTCCAGGGTTTGAGGGGGTAGCGGTATCGGCCTGCGCTGCGCTGCCGGTTGTTTCGGATTCGCCGAATTCGATAATGATTGCATCGCCGCCATCTGCAAATTCCGGCGCAGCCAGCCCTTGTACGGCAGGCGGGTGCGCACCCAGAAAGCCCACATGACGCAGGTAATACACGCCGGGGACGGGGTTGTTAGGACTATCGGGATGGTAAAAAGCGGCGGAGATTTTTGGGAACAACTTATCGTTGACCATTTGCCCGAAGGCCGGATAGACATCTTTGGGGATCGCCGACAAAATGCCGTCGGCAAACGCCAACGAGGCTACCCAGCCAAATGCGGGGCTATCGGTCTGGGGATGACCGACCACCAACGGCGCATCTTTCAGCGCTGGGTCATAGGCCGTTGCGGTCGCAACAACATCGGCTTCGGAAAACGTCAGCGCATCACCACTCATCGTAGTGTGCGTGCCGGGCTTAAAAATTTGGATGAGGTTATTTTTTTTCATGGCGCTCAGTGTAGCGGCCATGAATGAACGGGGGCATCCGAAGTCGTTCGGAAGGGGATTTTAGCGGGGGACGTGTGACACTATAGCAAAATACAACCTGAGCAACCAACGCAAATAAGGGTTCCGACCATTTATAAACGCGCAGACGGGGCGTTTAATCAATTAACGATGCGATACAAGCGTTGAGGTTGATTTGCAGCTGTACGCGGTTTTACTTAGACCCAACCAACCCAGGAGACACCATGACTATCCCATACGTTTCAGAACAAGTCGCTCATGAAAAAGCTCTGGCGCTGGCTGCCCAACTGGAGGGCTTAGCGATTAGCCAAGCGCTTTACATCCTCCAGGAACTCACCCCGCAGTTAATCACCAATAGCCATCGTATTACCAAAGACGCCATTATCGCTGCTGGAGAGCAATTACTTTCTGGCGGCAATACGTGTCGGCGCATAACGCCCTGGTAAAGGGCGCGCATGAATGAAACCGAACAACGCGCTGAACTTTAGGCGCGTCCCGTTGACCAGAGAGTTATACCCAATACGCACAGGCAGAACTATGAATAGAATCATCAACTGGATAAGAACCGGCGACGCAGTTTAATCATATATTTTCGTTTTCGGTTTTGATGCAAAACGATGCTACGGACATAAATTCACGGTCATCGACAACTTTAGAGCCTATCTTTAAGACATCCCCTACCAGTAACACCGGTGCGAACCGTTCGGTGAACATTGGCATTGCCTTTAATGTGGCAGCAGGCAAGCGATGCGCATCATGGATAACCAACGCCGATGGCCCACTGAACTGCAACGCGCTATCAAAAGCTTGCAGCCACTCTTGGCGGCTTCTACAGCCACTGCCTGGAATCCAGCGCTGAACCAAATTTAAATCCGAGTCCTCCGTATCGGCATCGGTTTCATAGAGATTGACTTTCAGCTTTCCCTTGGACGGTAAAGCTTCTACGACCCAAAGCCCACCTTTTTCGTGAATTTTTTCAATCGTGACTTGTTCAATATTGATCCACTGCATCATGTTGTTCCCCAGTTAAAAAGATTGATAGTAAATGCTAGTTAAACGCTTATGTTCATGTGCTTAGTGGGGCGTTTTAAGCCCTTTTTTTCCTCCCTTGTTGCGCCTCATCCTTGTTGTCCGCTTTGGCGGCTATAAAGGCCATGCGTTTGATGGCCTCCTGATCCTCCTTTGCACAATGCTCTAGATTATCTACATGTGCAGCTATATCGGGACTAAGCACCCGAGCGCCGGGTAGATTGCCTGAGTGAATACCGGTCAGGATGTATTGCACGTCGGCACCGGCTGCGGCTAACCCTGCAAAAAAA